ACTGGAAGGTCACACACGGGACACGTGCGGTTGCCGTTCCCCTTCGGATGTCGGTAGTGGTCAACGCACTTCAGGTCTCCGAACTTGCGCCACTGCATGGCGTCTACTGTTACTGGTATCTTACGGAACTTCATGCGAATATCCTTTATGCTGCATATGGGTGATACTTCTTCTTCCAGTAAGAGGGCTCGTCTTCTAGGTCGTCACGGTAGACACCCAGCGTAGACTTGAGGTAGCCCATCTGGTTCAAATAGTGCAGAGCCTGACTAATGGTATCGACATAGTCATCGTGCTCGTCGTTCGGGAACATGGTGATCTCCTCCATCATGTCGTCCGTCCACGTCGTCGGCTGTCCTGGGTATTTCTGTGACTCAGGCAGATAGATGAATCCGTCTTTTATGAGCGGAGACACCACGTTGGCTCGCTGTATCTTGTCGGCTCGTCCTGGGTTGAACGGAGTGACCGGTATGCCCTCGCTCTGCAGCTCCTGCCTCAGGCTGATACCTGATCCCTTGTCTTCGATCAAGATTGAGTTTGCATGCTGCTCCTGCTCCCCATAACTCGCCATCCACATCTCCCTCGCCTTCTCACGCAGCTCAGGATAGTTCAAACGGTCAGCCCAGCAGTCCAACAGCAGCGCCCCGTAGCACCGAGTGTCGCTGTCAAAGAACACTCCCCACACCGTGCACGCTGTCCGGTCATTCGCCGAGTCCTTCGTGAACGCAGTGTCGAGGGATATCAAGATATGCTGGAACTTCGGTGTGCCCTCGGCTACATCCATCAGCCTAAACCACGACTTCTTCCAGATGCCTGCCTCAGACAAGTCCAACAGCTCGCCGTGGATCTCCTGCCTGCCCTGCTCGGTTCCCTCTAATTGCAAGATCTGCGTCTTGAAGTTACCGGACAGATTGCGCAAGTTTTCGTACGTCGAAGCACGTGATATGATAACCCCTTCGCCCTCGCGTCGGATCAGGTCACGCAGCAGCGGGATAGGCTTGGGCGTGGTGGTGATGATGGTCTTGGTTTGCTTACCTAGACGGACGCCCATCTGAGACAGGTCCCAAGCTGCCTGTGGTTTCTCCATGGCTGCCAGCTCGTCATACCATGCGTAGTGGAACTGCGGACCGCGATAGCGTTCAGGCTCGGAACCAGGTATACCCTTGATCATCGAGTCGTTGAACAGGATCAGCTCATGCAGCGATTTGTTGTATTGCTTGATCGCCCATCGCGGTAGAGTGTTCATCAGCCCCGAGTCGCCTTCGAAGCAGGTATCCCTGATGTCGCTCGATGTTGGTGCGGTCACAAGAGCTCGTGTGCCAGGATTGGCCAGCGCGAGCCAGCCCAGCTCGTTCGAAGCGCACTTGGTCTTGCCTGCTCCTCGTCCTGCGATCAGCATCCAGATGTCCCACGGCTTGTTGGTTGGCGCGAGTTGGTACAGATGGGCTGACTCCAACCACTTCATCCGCCAGTCCAGCAGAGCCTGTCCCTCGGGGTAGAGGTCAACTACCCTGTCCAGTACCTCCTGCGGTGTCTGCTTCTTGCTCATCCCTGCGTCACTTGACTCTTTGCAGGGACTTCTTCTCTTGAATGCGTTCCGACAAGAGCTGCTCAATGCGCTGCATCAAGTCGCTCTGCTCCTTCATCTGCTCCTCTTTCAGACGGTCGTCCTTGACGTCAATGGTCTGCGGCATCTTGCGGTGCACATAATCGAGCAGGGCTCGGGCTGCGCTGATGCGATCGTTCGTACGAGCATTACCCGAGCGATACGTCTTAGCCAAGAACTCGATCGGGGTCTCCCCAGTTCTCTGGATCCAAGCCAACGTATCTTTGATGTCTTCGCCGACTGGGGGAGGAGCAATGTGCAGTTTCTCGGACTCGTTCCGATACTCATCCCTCGCTATGATCATCGTGTTGCAGTACTGGGTATAGTATGATTGACGAGTCATGAAGTTCTCATACGGCTCCGCCGAGCCAGGAGCAGGAGGCGAGGGTACGTCTTCCATCCAGACCTGTACTTCAGCCTCGGTCATCTGAGAGATCTCCTTCTGGAAGCGAGGGTGATCATGCGGGTAGCGGATATTGGTAACGTCCATGTTAGACTCCTAGTCAAGCACTGGCCATTAGTTTAACCTGTGAACGGAGCTTTCCGTCTTTCCATCCAATCCGGTCGCACTCCGTGCACGCACCTGACGATACGTACCGATATGAGTAGTGCCCATTGCGGCAGGGCAACCCTGTGGTGTACGTCTTGTCGCCTCGCTCAACTGCTTCGGCTTGCAGCCTCGCGTTCTCAGCCCGACGGTGGGCGCCACGCGTAGGGTCTGCCTCTTTGATCTGCTGCTTCAACACGCGCACGTCCTGTTTTGCGTGGTCAAGTGCTGCCTTCCTCTGAGCTTCCGTGTTTTGAGCCTTGGCTAACTGGTTAGCAAGGTCGTCTAAAGTCCTCTCAAGACGCACGCTTTCCAGCACCGCAGCATACTTGGCTCGTTTCATAGCACTCTCCCTCGCTACCCTCGCGTCGTACGCTGGGTCATCACCGAATGCAGGATGATCGTGCTCTATCATACTTAAATACTCCTTATGAGTTATTATAACTCAAAGCAACGAAAAAACTTTTAAGTGGTTTTAAGTGGTTTAAGAATATACTTAGAGCGTAGCAGTCTGCAGCTCTCTATGCTAAGGACCTTCTTAAACTACTTAAAACCTCTTAAAACGTCCTAACCCCTCTACTCTATTGACTATTATTTCTATTTAAGTAGTTTAAGTAATATTCTAAAGATAGTGAGAAGAAAATGAGAAAAGATTAAAAAAGCTAATGCTAAAGTTTTAGTTTTTATCTGGTCAATTTAACTCCGACCCCAACAAAACCTTCCAAAACACTAAAAACCTAAGCCCCAGCCAAATAATACTTAAACCACTTAAAACACTTAAAACCAGTATAACCAACGCCTCCGACGCTGACAAAAAAGCCCCAGCATGCAGGCTGAGGCTAAAGTTTAAAGACCCACCAACCAAGGTAGGCAACTGCAAGAAGCACCCTTAGTCAGGCAGTCTACTGGACATTGAAAGGCTGCTGCATCAGCCTGTCCTAGTTCTTACACGCGTTCCCGCTCTTTCATCATTGCGTCAGCGACAATATACGCTTGCTCCGCAAAGACGTCGGGCGTGGCAGTCAACGACGCGCAGCTAATCATCGCTTGCATCGCTTTTGCCGCAAAATAATCGCGCAGCGTCATCCCGTCTTTGAACTGATCAGGAAATGCGGATTGCATAAGGTCGGTGTTCATAGTACTAGTCCTCTCTGATGGCGATCATACATTTCCTCCCACACGCGAAAGAACTCATTCGCGGTGTAGTCAACTAAAGTCTCCTCGTCCTCCAATCCGAACGGCACAATGCGTGCCCAGCCGACGGTTGCACCGTCTTTGAATATGTAAATGCTTGCCTCCTCAACGGCTTCGATCGCGTCAACAATCTTCTTGAACTGATCACAATGCTCCTCCGCAGGGTCATCCCCACCGTCCCAGACTGTGATGTCGCCCCCTGTGGCAAGGACGTGCTTGACTAGATGCTTGTACGCTTTCATGCTGGCTCCTTGAAGTTGATGACTTGATTGGCGGAAATCAGCTGGCCACCGTTGGCGATATGCCACTCGATTTGCTCTAAGTCAGGCTTCTTGAGCATGTAGGACTGGACATCTTTTGAACAGAAGCGATTGCCCTCCATCCATTGAACAAGGGCTGTATGATTACCGCTGTCGATGCTAGCAATCGTGCGAACCGCAGTGCCGACATCATCACCTGTGACGACAAGCTGACCTACGTATAAAGATTTTGAGCTTAAGAAACGTTTCATGTTATTACTCCTTGATTAGATCCAATTTTCATCTTGACCGCTGGCGATCGCGACGGCTGATATGACGTAAGACTTGATATTGGGGGAAGGGTGGTCCTTGTAGAACGCAGCCCAGTCTTTGACTGCGTGCAAAGAGCCGCACTCTTTAGTTACGGCGAAAGGCCAGGTATCGCAAACACCGACGATCTTTTCGCTAGGGATAATCAAGATGTCACCCATCTCAACAAGAACCCCGCCATCAGTTTCACCGATCTGGGTGGCGTCATACGCCTCGCCGGATGATTCAAAGTAGTGAGCAGCCATAATATATTTCCTTGAGTTTATTAAACTAGCCAAGCATCAGCACCAAGTAACCCTTGGCGAATAGCGACTTCAACGGCGTTGTTTTCTACGCCTTCTGTCGCTTCTGTAACAGTCGCGCCTGCGGCCAGTTGTTCATCGATACAAGTACCACTCACAAACACTTCGCAAACTCGTCCTGTACTGTCTTGCATCTTGATCGTGTAATCTTTTGTCATGATGTATTTCCTTACAGTACGTTGACCAGCCACTTGCTGTAGAAGCTGTTGTGGAGTTTGTATTTCTTGATGAACGCCTTCAGCATGCGGACATCTTTTTGAGCAATCTTTTTGCCTTCGGCACCTTCAAGACCAACACGCATATCGTTGTTGATGTGACCGTTCTCAAAGTAGGTGTAGAGGCGGTACTCAGCCTCGGCAACGACTTCAGAGTCAGTGAAATCGCTAGGCTCTTTCTTGTCGTCAGTGCAGATGCACTCAAATGCAAATTGCATTTCAGGGATGGCCAGTGCGGCTTTGATGATATCGCGCATGATTAATTGTCCAATGCAGAGATAAAATCATCAGCAACATTGTCAATATCACCTAGTGCTGAGCTCAGGGTATCAACAGCGTCGTCAAGTGCGGAGGCGATAGCTTCCATTGACTGACCGCGATCAGCTTGCTGCAAGCCTTCAGGCAGATTGTCAAAAGCCTCTTGCTCCTCGTCTTTCAAAGACTCGAGAGTGTCGTGGAGTTCTTGCATTGTAGACAATGCGTTGCGCAGTTCTTCAACTGCTGCTTCGATTTTGGCGCGTCGATCTTGGTTCATTTTGCAGTTCCTCAGGTAGTAGTTAGTAGTTAGCAGCGAGTCACTTTTGCAACTCACTGACTAAATTATAGCGCGAAACTAAGTAAAAAACCGTCTGTAACTAAGTATTTTATAGGGTTAAACCCTTAAAACCTCTGTTTTAAATTTAAATAAAAATTAAACCTTTCGTTTTAGAATTTTAGACCTTTCCTCAGTGCTTAGATATTGACCATGCCGCCACGGTTATATTGAAACAAGTAATCGAACGATCTAGGACGTCTCAGGACTTCGCTGTTTAAATCTTAAAACGAAAGTTTTAATTTAAAGTTTCACCTCATCATAACTAAATTTTATATAATCATCTTGAAAAAACCCGTTAAACTTAGCGGTATATGTATAACTTGTAACGGATAACTGTATGGAGCT